ATGACCTATAAGCATCTTAACACACAAGAACTGACCTTTATATATCATTTTTGGAAACAAGGCACCAAGGCTTACCTTGCTGCACGTGCTTTACGACGGAGTGCTGAAACTATCTATCGTGTTTACCGTTTTCTGAATCAGGGAAAAACTATCGTTCAATATCAGGAACATTACCATCATCAAAAGACTAAATGCGGTCGTAAATCAATTACTCTACCGAAAGATGAACGAAAATATATTTAAAAGCAAGTCAACGCTGGCTGGACACCAGATACCATCATTGGTCGTAACGAGTATCATATTAGCTGTAGTATGCGAACCTTATATCGGATGTTCAAGCGTGGCGAGTTTGATGTCCGTCAATTGCCAATGAAAGGGCGTCGTCACCCTAATGGTTACGTTGAAACACGCGGCCGAGGACGAACCGGACAATTAGGTCGTAATATTGATGAGCGATACAACGATTATCCTAACTATCGCAATGAATTTGGTCACCTAGAAGCTGATACTGTTCAAGGAAGTAAGCATCACGGCGCAGTCATGACTCTGGTTGAACGACTCTCCAAAGTTGAAATCATTCTTAACATTCATCATCGTACTGCCGAATGTGTTAACACTCACCTTGATCAATGGCTTGCCAAAATACCACGGCACCTCTTCAAGTCCATCACATTTGATAATGGTAAAGAGTTTGCCGAATGGCATGAGATCGCTAATAAGTATGATATTAGTACCTACTTTGCAGAAGTTGGTGCTCCCAATCAGCGGGGGTTAAACGAAAACAATAATGGTATTATTCGACGTGATGGGCTAAAGAAGGGCATGGATTTTCGTTCACTACCTGATGAATTAATCCAGCAAATTATGACACGCCGTAATAACATTCCACGCAAGTCACTTAATTACCAAACACCTTTAGAAGTATTCATGAAGCATATTACAGATAGCCGATTTCTAATTTAAATTGACATTCCGGGAATGAAAAAAGCACCCCACCAAAATGGAGTGCTTGTAATTCATATACAAGAAACTAATTTTAAGAAGCTTATATAAAAGAGTCTAATTTAGAAGATTTTAATTTCGTAGAAGTCGACAAAGACCACTACAGCTTAAAACAGTACAAGAGTATAAGAAGCAAAAAAAGCCTAAAATCAACAGAGATTTCAATTTCATAGATAATTGTACGTTCGAGTTACAAATTTGTCAACATTTTTTATCACTATGGGATTTAGATGATATAATGTAAAATAAATAACGAAATTTAATAATTTTAAATCGGATGAGGTGTTTGAGTTGATTGAAGATGATCTATTTAAATTTGCTTGGTGCAGAAGGAATAATTTAACCTTTGACGATTATGTTGAAGAATTAAAAAAACTTGCAGTTCCAGAGGACTGGGGTGACAGCAACAAAATTTTAAAAAACTATCTGAGTTTCACTTACAGGTACATGGCAAGAGCACAGAATACAACCGGTGAAAATTACATTGTTGAAAACTCTGAGAAGAAGATTGCTTGTTTCAACACAGGCTTGTTTAGTGTATACTACGAACCGATTTATGCATATTTTAGAGAAAATCATGTAATTCGTTCACATTCTCCTAAATGGTTCCTAGTAGGTTTCAAAGTCGCAAGTGACTACGAATTGAATGACTTTGAAAATTTACCGAACAGAATGAACTATTTTAAAAATGCATCCGATTTAGTATTCGATTATAGACTTGATGTTCGAGTGAACGTGCCTCACATTTTAGGTGATGAAGAAAATATGAAACGTCTACCGGATAATATGCAATCTTTGGACAGAGTTGCACTCATGCAGCGGCTTTCAGGAGCAGTTGATATAGCCAAAAAGATGGCATCTTCAAACTATTCGATTGCTGTTCCACAGTTTTATCAAGGGTCCCTACAATTACTATTACCAATTTATTTTTCAGACAGTGGAAAGCCAGATTTAGCATTAGCCGTTAATAAACGGAATAATATATATTCCGGAAGAACATGTCTGACCTACGAAATGGCATATAACAATGCACGATTAATTTGCAAACCTGATTCAACTTGGTTAAAGCCTTATTAATATTACATTCGTTTAGACGCGTTTCCATCTAAATTACATGAATGGAGACGCATCTTTCTGTTAATGCTATAATTTCGTAGGCAAGTCGAAACACCTTGTCATTTCTAGCTCACCTTAATTGGTGGGCTTTTTTATTTTGCGCAAAAATAGCACCTATACCAATATTGGTACAGATGCTACGTACTCTATTTTATTCTTGGGGACTTTCTGGGGACAATCCACATGTTTTTAAGTGGTTTTAAGTGATGTTAAAAAAATAAAAAGCCTATTTTAACGCGTTTTAGCGCACTTTACAGGTGTTTGACCAGTTCTAACATAATATAGCCGATTTCTAATTTAAATTGACATTCCGGGAAACAAAAAATCCCCCGACTTAACTATCAAGTCGGGGGATTTTTACATAATTTTATTTCTATTTAAAACTGCCAAAGGCTTCTTTCGTCCTGGCGTCACGCACCACCATGTAGGCATACTGCCCGTTGCCTCGGGGCTGGCGGATCCACACATAGCCATCATGGTTCGACCAGGCGTCATACTTAACGACAGAACCAGCGGGAAGCGTGGTGATCTTGGCGGAGCTCATCTTAGCACCCCAGCGTAATTTAATTGCTTGGTTGCTGGTGAAAGTGCCATCCTCACTGTGCCAAGTATCGCCCAAGGTGTCCGTCCATTGCTTATTGGGGTCGGTTGTCGTCTTAACCTGCGTAGGAATTGAAGAAGCGTTCGTCGTAGTAGCGGCGCCGGTCAGCAAGCCTTTGAAGTCGTAGCTCATGTCAAGCTTGACGCCACCCACGGCAAAGGCGTCCGTAAATTGCCACAAGTCCGTGTTATCCACACCGGGTTGGCTGCCACCGTAATTGGCCACCCATGTCAATCCTGGAATTCCATTAACGGTTATCCGGCCATTCCAAAACCAGGAAGCCATTGAGTACTTACCCACCAGTGGAAAGCCAGCCGCCTTGACGGCATTTATAAACGCGGTAGTGTCGCCATCAACCTGACTGGCGTTGTCACTTGACGCTTCCACGTCCGCTATCATGTAAGAATCGCCAGCTAATCCCAATGCCTTAGCGTTCTTGACAAACCACGCGGCTTCATTGCGAGCATCCTCATTGCCGTTGTAGCGAGCAAAGTGATACCCATGGACACGTAACCCGGCGTTACGAGCATTTGTAATTTGTGTTTGGGCCTTGGGACTGATGTACGCGGTTCCCGGATTGGATCCTTCAGTGATCTTGACGATAACTGCCTTGACACCAGCATTTTTAAGCGCCGTAAAGAAATCGGCGTCACTTGGCTGGTAACTAGAAATATCTGCAACTAATGGATATGCCATGTTTAGTCCTCCGTTGATTGATTGCCTGAAGTAGTGACCCCTGTCTTGGATACGATCGTCGTTGCGACAGCCTTAGTAGTTAACGGCGACTTTTCGTAGGCTGATTGCACCGCTAATTTGGCTGTTTCCTCCGTGATAGCGTAACCCTGCCGATCAAGGGCATTAATGACGTCTGAAACGGCCTGATTAAATTTTTGCTCACCGGTCATGCTCGTCGATGCCAGCGAAGCAACGGCCGTGCTGGCGATCTGGTCGATTAGTGCCCAGACCGCCATAGACTGCTCAGCGCTGGCGTGAGACGTTTTGGCATCAAGCCAAGGCTTGACGAACTTCCAGGCAAATAAAAAGAGCGCCGTTAAAGCGCCCGATTGGATCAACCATTCAACCATATCATTTACTACTTTCAATTATATATTCCTCCATTAACTACGTTTGTTAGTTCCTTAATCTGTTCAGTGAGTTCCTTGATTCGCTGGGTCTGCTGTTTGTTTAAGCTCTCTAGTGATTTAATCCTGGTGTTGAGCAGGTTCACTTTGTTTTGGAGCTTGATATTCTCCTCGTCAGTTTGTTTACGCCGTTGATATTCTTCTTCCCGATCTGCTCGTAGTTCATCCATTTGCCGGGTGAGCTTTTGTATTGATCCCACGTAGGCATCATTAGCGTCAATCTCTGCTGTTTTCCGAGATTGGAGCCACCCAAAAAATGCTGTGACCCCGCCCCCGAGAAAAGCACTCGCCATTGCTGTTAACATCTGCATTACTTATGATCGCCCCCTGAATAATTGAAAAAAGCGTCCATAAGAATGCGGATAAAGACGTAGCCTGACAAGACAGTGCTGACTGACACGGTAGGTCTGAAAAACTCATCTTGGATCAGAAAAACCACAGAATACGACGCCCATAGGCCGCCCAAGACCACGGTAGCAATAAACTCCATCTTCCACTTTTGGATCCCGGATAACGCCACCAGCAAGCTTGTACTTCCAACTAACAGCAACACCGTAACCCAAGGGATCTGCCCAAAGGCGTGAACGGAATGGACCACCAGGTTATGGGGATCATCTCGGATCATTTCTTGGTTAAATAACATTACCAAACCGACACAGATCGTTTCGGTACTGGTGATAATTAAGTTGTGATTGCGTTTCACCTCTCTCCTCCTCCCTTGTTATTTTTGGCAAACAAAAAGCGCCCAGTCAGTATCCAAACTGATGAGCGCTGGTGACTGCTACTTGAACAGCCGCTTAATTAATTTTTTAACGTGCTTATCAAAGCCACCCCGCTAGGTATTGTGTATTTCAATGGCGACCGATTTTAGAGAATTATTCCTTCGTTTCGGTGTCTTCAGCGAAGATCTTATCTTCTTCGTCTCGAACATAGGCACGGAACTCATCAGAATCGGCTCGAACGGCTTTCAAATTCTTACGATAAGCTTCTTGATCATTAATATAAGTATTCATTGTTGTACTGTCGTTAATATCAGTAGCTACTTGGGCGCTGAAACGTGCCACTTCTACGTTGTTGATTAATGACCGACCGCTTAATTGAACTTTCTTTTCTTTACTTAACATTATTTATCACCTTTCTTATTGTCTAATTGTTGCTTCAGTTGTTGGTTTTCTTGTATCAGCTGCTTAGCCTTAGCTTCCCAAGCTGATGCCGTGTACTCTGCACTGGCCAGCTTCTGCACTAAGCTCTGTGCTACTTGATTCATATCGACATTATCGTTCATTTAACTTTTCCTCCAATTTATTAACTTTATCTTGTAATTGCTTAATGACTGGAATTAACGCCGGGCCAATCCGATCATATTGGATCCCTTCTAGTTCTCCATCTTGACCACGGGAAACAAGCATTTCTAGTCCGGCATCGGCTAAGTCTTCGGCAATCATTCCAAAGTGGCGTACTGGTTTATCTTGTGACTCACCATCAACATATCGCTCCGTTTCTGCCTTATCCATCCAGGTTGCAGTGGGAAGCTCTAACAGCCGTTCACCATAGTCCGAAACGTAAGATCGTTGAATATCAGTCTTATACTTCGATGCCGATGTTGACCGGACCAAGGCACCATCTGGGGCAACGTAGACATTAGGAGAAGCACCGTTGGTATTTCGGTAAGCAGATTCAATATGCACAAACGCCCCTTGGATAAACGTTCGATCCCCTGGATTCCAACCTGATTGGCTTTTTCCAAGGATAATAGCTGGCCGATTTTTCATGGAATAACCAATGTCGTAAGCTCTGCCTCCACTAACGCTAACAATATTTGCACCATTAAGTGTTGCACTACCGTCCTTATCCACCGCAAGAGCCGCACCACTGGAGGTTCCATCAATTCCCGAACCTCCAGCGAAAGCCCCATTGTAGTTGTCAGAACCAACAAAGACTCCATTTGGTGAATGGAGTTCAGCCCCCGCTGATCCAGGTGACCAAATATGAGCCGACCGACGAAGTCCCCCATATTTTGGCGTACCAGTTATATTAAGTGGATCGTCCATCAGCTTTAATTCACCATTAGCAAAATAAACCCCGTTGTTAACTCCGTCAGTCACACTCATTGTTCCTGTATCGATATTGATATTTAATGTGTTAGCAATTGAGGTTATCCTTCCCCTTTTGAATTGAACTTCACCATTATTAAGGTCAATTTTGAGATTGGCACCATTGATCGTTCCAGTGGTGATACTGCTTGCATTTAGATTAATGACGTTAACCAGGCCCGCATTCAGTGTGCCTGTTGTAATTTTATCGGCGCTTAGATCAGTAATAGCAGCACTAGGGATGAATGCTTTTCCGCTGAAAATTGTAGAATCAGCATCCATGTAGATTTTGTTATTCTGAATTAAAGTTGTGCCGGCTGACATGTTGATTTGCGCCATGATGTTCCCGGCCGTAACAGCCTTCTGCCAATCACTCCATGTGTTTCCGGTCTTCAACCGGGTATAAGCCTCATTAGCATTGTTATCTCGCTGCCATGTTTGCTTAATTCGTTCAACGGCTGGTTCAGCTACAACTTCTAGATAAGCCCAAGAGCTACCATCAGGTGTATTACTGTTTGACACCGCTTGAATCCAATAATTACCGGTTGTTGTGTAATTATTAGCATCAATTGCAGTTGTAACTTTCTGCCATGCTGTTTCATTACGTAAAGCATTCAACGATACATTGAAGCTGTTAGCCTGTTGAGTGATCTGCGTCTGCAAGCCGCTTGTTTTATCAGATACTTCTTGACGAATGTTTTTAGCTGTCTGGTTAATTTGTGATTGAAGATCATTGTGATTACTTGAAACAGTTGATCGCAAACCCTCTAAGGATTGAGATAGCTCTGAAAACGCCGATTGAGTTGCTAAATCTGCAGGATTAGGAGTCCAAGGGGTTGCAACAGAACCTTGCTCAAGTTTAAAGCCACAAATTTCTAGGATATTTTTATTCTTGTCTCCTCTTTCAATTCTTGGCTTAATATAACCATCTGAGCTAGCTTTAAATGTAAAGCTATATCTTTGCCAATTTTCATTTAAGTTAATGCCCAGAGACCTAGGAGTAGTATCTGTTCCCTTGTACTGACCTTCTTGACTACTATTTAGTTGAATATAAAGAAATGATTTGCCAGTACCCGACTCATATCTTGCATTTAAACTAAACGTATAAGTTTCGCCTGATTTAACTGGATAATACTGGCATAATCCGTTCCAATCCTCAGTCGTTTTTCCTTTGAATATAGTTAAGCCATTATACGTTTCATTAGTTCTTACCCACGCATTAAGTGGTTGCCACAAATTATCTGGTCTAAAATCGGCAGTTCCTTTCAGCAAATTCACTCCACCACCATTGAACATTGGAATAGTGGTCTGTTGGACCTTTTGCATAAAGCCATCAGCAGTCTGTAGAAAGCCACTATTAGTTAATACATTCTTCAATCCAGTCCAATTAGAATCACTTTTAATAGCGTTAACAGCATCATTTTTTGCAGAATTAGTTTTATTATCAGTTTCAGACTTAGTGTAATAACTACTAAATTGTTGACTAGTTGTTGCGATACGTGCTGATAGCTGCGACAAGTCATTTTGGATATCTTGAGTGACGCTATTTAAATCGACTCGTAACCCATTAGCCGTAGCCTGCACATCTACCGTCTTAGCGTAACCATTTAAATCGCTAGCCGTTAACCGAGCATTCAGAGCTTGATTAGTCAGATTAACAAAGTTCGTGTATGTTGTATTATCAACTTTACCAGCCAACATTGTTTGGAGATTCTGTGCATCAAGTTTTAACTGTGCAATATCACCGTTAGCAGTACCAATAGTGGTTTGGAGACCTTTTACGTCAACTTTGGTGGAATTAACATCCCCAGCCAGGCTTGCGTAATTGATATTCAAACCGTTTACCGTACTGGTTACGTCAGCAAGATCTTTGCCCTGTTGTTGTGCCTGCTTAGTCAAGTCAGCAATGTTCTGCTGGGCAGTGGTATACTTCTGCAAGGCATCAGCAACGTCAGCTGTTACTTGATTCAGGTTAGGCACAATGTTGTTGTCGTATTGTCCTTGAAGGTTAGCTACTGAATCATTTAGCTTTTGTAAGCTCTCATCTGCAGTCTTCTTATTAGCTTCAATTGATTTATTAAGGTTCTCAATATCTGCATCGGCTTTTTGCTTATTGTTGATGATATCTGCTTTGGCTTGGTCAAGTCCTTGTTGGGCTTCCTTGACTTGGTTCTCCACTACATGTAAATCACGGGTAGATTGGATAAATACCCAACCACCATTGTGATATTGATACATATCAGTTTCACCATTGCCTAAGTCTTTATACCAAATATCACCTTCGACTGGTGCTAATGGCTGAACACTAGAATAATAATTATTGTTTTTCCCATTAGCAGCAATAGCAGCATAGCCAGCAGTCTCTCTGGCCTCGTTAGCAATTTCATCAACTTTAATTAGCGAGCTAGTAATACTATGACCGCTAAAATCATCTCCTAGTTCAATCTGGTTATCATTTTCATTGAGTAAGTTATGCTTGACCTTATAGACCCGCGTTAAATACTCAATTTTTAAGTCATGACGGATAATTGCAACCGTATCACCAAGACCCAATTGACCCACATCAGTGACATCAGCTTTAAAGCTTACCTTGGGACGCTTTAATGATTGCAAGGCTCGCCAAGTAGCATTAATTAACTCAACTGGATCTTCAATGTCTTCAAAAACAGTTAAGCCAATCCGAGGGTTACCATCACTAAAGCCATAAAGTGCTGTTGCTTCTGGATCAATCAAATACTCCTGACCTGCTGGCTTGTCGACCGGATTACCATCCTTTTTAGTCCAAACTACATCGGTAAAAGTAATTCGCCGTCCGTATCCATCAGGAGTATCATCGTGACCTTCTGAAACTAACTCACCTTTACCGCGACCAACCAGTGCCGTGATTAATTCCTGGCTATCCTGTTCTTGTTGTACCGTCAGCAAGTTAGAGCCATATTCAAAACGTTTACCCGTTCGCTGTCCTTGTTCTGTATAGATATTGACCTGGCGACGAGTAATTTTATTGCTCTTGGGATCAATCGTGACCTCAAAAGTTAGTTCAATATTAAATAGCCCTACAATTTTCTGTAGAGCTTCAAGATAAGTAATATAGTAGAAATTTGTTGACTGGTGGCTAGTCTCTGTAACGTTGCCTAGTGTCCAACGTGTTGGTTCAAGAACCATCTTCAACATTTCTTCGGCGGTTCGATCATTCGGGCGAATATCTTTAATATAGCCATATTGTTTTAGTTCGTCATATGCTTCTTCTATCCCTTGATACTCAATCCGGTCGTTCTGCACCCGTTCACTAAGGAGCTTAAACAATAAATATTTTTGCTTACTGCGTGGTGTTGGAATTGCAACATAGTAAATGTTATCCGCAATACGATCTTTTAAGGGCGTGGAGAAATTGATCTGATTAGCTACATTAATTTCTTCAGTCATTTCAGCTTCAATGAAATCATTATCCTTGAGCCAACGTCTGACACGTTGCTTTTTATCTAATAGATACATTCTCATAATTTCTTCACCCTATACCTAATTTCATATTTCCCGTTTGTCGAAAAACGAATCGTATCGCCATCCTTAATATAGAAATCGCCAAGGTTACTATCCAAAGTGACATTCATTAGTGTCGAAACTTCATTAATAACAACATCCAGCGCATTAAAATCAATCAATACCTTGGCATTAGCAGTAATTCCTTGATTAATCTCAATCTTCTTATCACCGTTTGAAACAGTCAAAGAACCGATGTCAGCACTAGGATTAAAAATAATCGTTTCTGGAGTTTGACCATAATTTATTCCTGTATTTGGAAATTGGAAACTATTACCGGTTCCCGAAGCAATTTGGTCATTACTATAAGCAAACGGATCACTACATTCGATTGTTATCGTCCCCATATCGTTTAAAATATCATTTTCCATTTTAATTTCAGTCACTGTCCCGGTGTAAACAGCTTCTGGATAATCAGCAAAATATAACCGTTGATGTGGTTTCGATAAAATGATATTTAGCTGCTCCATCTGTCTGTTATATTCAACGATGGATTCAGTCTTAATCAAAAACTTAACTTCGATAACTCGTCGTTCTAGCTTTGATGATAAATACATATTCCCATCGCCAGTTAAATCTGCATCATTAATCTTCCGAGAAAACGTATATCGACCACTCACGACCAAAGTGGTATAGCCAGTAATTTCATCATCTAACCAGTGACCACCGTAATTGATCGCCTCCACCGGGCGAGTGGGACTATTAATTGATGGATTAATATCCAGGTTAGTAAAACCATACATAACCATTACCTCCTAAAATCTATACTTATTTAATGAAGTCTGCGCACCTTGTTCACGGCTAATATCATCAACAAATGCCCGATACTCTGTTCCGCCCAGTGAGAGGTTAATATAGGCTGGTTGCTGATTTACCGTAAGCTGGTGATCAACCATGCTCGACACTGCGTTATTCAGGCTCCCCTGAGCCAATACCCCATTAATGGAGTTACTTAGGTCAACGGTTGGGATAGCAGATTGGGCCATGTTATTAGCCGCCTTAGCGACCATATTAGTGTTATCAGTCATCCCTTTAGCGAACCCGGCTGCTACATAGTAACCAACCTGATCACGCATAACCCGCGATGGCGAGTGAATGTGTAGGAATGACCGAGCAGCATTAACAGCGGAACTAGCCATACTTGCCGCAGCACTGATAGCAGCACCAATCATGCTACGAATGCCGTTAACAAAGCCCATCACGAAGTTCCGACCAGCGGAAGCCATCGAGCTAGCCGCTGAGCGAACAACGCTAACTGCTGCATGGATTCCACTCGACGTTACTGATCGAGCCGCATTCCACCCAGAGCTGAAGACAGAGCGAACTGCACTCATCATGCTAGATACAACGGAACGAATAGCGCTCATAGAATTAGATACAACAGACTTGATGCCATTCCAAGCAGAAGACGTAACTCCTTTAATACCATTCCAGATAGACGTCATCACGGAACGAATACCGTTCATAACACCGGAGATTACAGAACGAATACCATTGATAGTAGTTGTGACCACTGATTTGATGCCATTCCAAACAGTAGTAACAACACCTTTAATGGCGTTCCAGGCGCCCGACCAGTCTCCTTGAATAGCGGCGGTAACGGCTTTAATTACCCCAGCTACCGCATTAATGGCAGTAGACACAATTGTAGAAATGGCTGACCAAACAGTCTGAACAACTGTCTTGATAACATTCCAAATCGTTGACCATACCGTCTGAATCACTTGCATTCCAGTTTGAATAACCGTGCTAAGCATTTGAACAGCGGTCTGAACAACAGTCTGAATATTAGTCCAGACCCCTTGGATAACCGTTACCAATCCTTGCCATGCTGTCTGGGCAACCGTTATGATCCCTTGCCAAAGAGTGCTAAAGAATTGACCGATTGGTTGCCAGATTGCTTTAATAGCTTCCACGATTGGGGTAAAGATTGTTACCATTGTTTGCCAAATACCTTGAGCGCCGGTAACGATCCCCTGCCATAACGTGCTAAAGAAGCCAGTTAAAGCGCTCCAAAGATTTTTGATTGACTCAATAATTGGGGCCATACCCTGAGTAAAGCCATTCCAAACGCCTTGAGCAGTGGATGTGATTCCCTGCCACAATTGGCTGAAGAAGTCCTTAATGCCACTCCATGCCGTCTTAATAATGTTAATTGGTGTTTGAAAAGATTGGGTAATGGCATTCCAGACCGTTTGAGCAACAGAAACTAATCCGTTCCAAGCGTTCTTCAGGAAGTTAACAAAATTGGACCAGAGTTGCTGACCCGTTTTTGTTTTTGTAAAGAATAAAACTAATGCAGCAACCACAGCGGCAATAGCGGCGATAACCAAGGTGATTGGATTAGCAAGCATAATACCCCAAAGAGCTTGTAAACCTCCGCCTAAAGCCATAGCTGCTGCTTTTAGCCCTGCAAATATTGCCTGACCTGCTTGCAAGCCCACCATTGCTGTCTTTGCAAGTTTTGAGGTTTGAGCAAGTTTTGAAAGTGCGGACACTGCTTCAGTAACATTAGCTGCTTGTTTAAGTACAAGAAATACTCTTCCAAGGTTACCAATGGCGCCAACCGCTCCGCCAACTAATCCAACAATTTTTCCAACATTGGTTGTAAATGCACCAACAGCAGTGATTGCTGGACCAATAACCGGAGACAATCCAACAAATCCACGAATAAATTGAGCCATAGAATTATTAGAAGTTGTAGCCCATTCGATAGATTGATTAATCATATCAAGCATGGCTCCGTTAACTCCGCCTTTGGCTGCCATTGCTTTATTTCGGAGGGCTTCCCAGTTACCACCAACTTGTTCAATCTTTGAACCGATGTTTTGTTGCATGTCATTAGCTTGATCTTGCAAGAACTTAGTAGCAGCCGCAGTAGAATGTGCGGCTTTATCTTGTTCGGCGGCATATGCAGCCCAACTAGTTTTAGCATCACCAGTTTTATCGTTAATCGCGTCAAGTAAAGGAGCAATAGCCTTCATTCCAGACGCACCGAACATCGCTTTAAGTGCAGCAGTCTTTTGAGCATCGCCCATACCGTTAGTCTTATCAGCGATTTCTTGTAGGATTTGTGGGAATGGTTTCATCTTACCGGCACTATCAACAAACGTCAGTCCTAAGGCATCCATCTGTTTCTTAGCAATGGAGCTAGGCGCCAGCATTTGAGTGATCGCATGGTTTAAGTCATCAGAAGCTTGGGCAGCAGAGAACCCACGGTTAGTAAGTAAACCAATTGCCTCAGCCGTAGTTCCCATGTCCATACCGGCCATCTTAGCCGTAGAACCGATCGTGGCTAGGGCTTGCTGCATATCCTCAATTGAGGCGTTAGATGCGTTAGCCGTTTGAACCAAGATAGCAGCGGCTTGTTGAGGTGACTTCAGACTATTAGACCAGATATTCATTGCTTGCTGAACAACCCCAGCGGTTGCTTGCAAGTTAGAACCAGCGGCAGTCGAAGCTTCAGCAATTGCCGGGAACTGTTTCTTGATATCATCAAGCGAAGCACCGTTACGAGCCATTTCAACCATTGCGTCTGCCGCATCTTGAGCACTGATAGGTAAAACAGCTCCCATGTGATTAGCAACATCTGCTAACTCACCAATGTTTTTAGAAGTACCACCGGCAATAACAGCCGCTTGATTTAAGGAACTTTGAAAATCCCCAAAGCCTTTAACTGCTTTAACTCCCATTGCAGTAGTAGCAGCACCAGCAACGGTCATCGCTTTACCGACTCCTTGCATCTTCTGGTTAACTGAGCTACCAAAGTTTTGCGTTGCTTGTCCGGCTCGGGCTAAAGTGGAACTAAAGGATGAATCAACAGCCGATAAGATCGCACGAACACTATAGCTTTCCGCCATTGTCCATCCCCCTTTCTTTCCACGGAATAATCTTCCCAGCCGCTTTCAGTTTCTTAAATTCTTCTAGCCGCCGGTTAAAAATCTTAGCTCGATCAATAACTCTAGTAGTATGACTGTGTGGCTTATAGTCGGCTTCAAAAACAGATCGAACCTGATCAATTTGTTTCTGAACATCAAAGAAGTCTTGAAACTCCCCAAAGACAGGCTTGGGATGTTTGGGACTCCCTTTAGTAGCTTGAACACTTTGGATCCACCATGCCAGGATCGCAAGGTTTTCCTGCTCATTAACACGGCGGATCTGATACGCTTCAAGCCGTAGCTGATACTCACGCAAGGTCATACGCTTAACATCTTCAATATTAGAAAAGCCTAGAAGAGCTAGGCCATTCAGCAATATCTCATGATACTGCTGTTTACTAGATAGCTCTTCTAGGGCTTCATGTTTTTTGCTGCCACCTTAACGGCGTTAGATTCAGCAATAGCCTTGTTGACTTCATCGAATACCTTCTCAAGATCTGAGTTGGTATCAATGAATTCGTCAATGGCCTTCTGTGTTGGCCGAGGCTTGTTATCCCATGCCGCACAGTAAAGCACATCAGCCAGGACAGCCGGATCATAAGCCTGCAGGGCTGGTAGCGATTTGGTTAAACCAAAACCAAACGATTGGCCATTGACCTTCATTCCGGCCACCTTATCCAGTTCACGGACAAACGCAACGCCAAAGTTTAATTCAACATTCTTACCATTAATCTTAATTTCCATCAGTTACTGCCTCCTTACTTACTCGCTGGAGCAGTGCCATCGGCATTACCCTTACCGGCATCGCCATCAACAAAGGCGGTACCGTTACCATTCTTATCTTGCTCAGTAACTTGACCAATCCCTTGGAAGACATAAGATAGTTCTTCTTCGGCATCATCTGGCAAGGTCAGCCAGCCGCGTTGTGGTTCACCCTTGATCGTAAAGGTTACATCACGAGTTGAGTTGTCGTCCGGATCGTTCTCATTTTCGTCTTCGGAAACAATCCCACGCATATACCATGCAAAGTATTGGCCTTGCTCATTACGGCGTTTCCGGTAAACAATCCATACTTCGATATCCTTGTTCTTCAAAAGTGAAGTCATCAGATCATCAGAAACCTTGCTGATGTTGTGGACGAACTCAATTTCGAGGTCTGTTTCCAAGGAAGAAGTAGTAGGAACCCCACCTTGCTTAGTTTGAGTAGTATCAGTATCACGTTGTGGATCAAAGTCCAGTGAAGTTTGGTAAGGAATCAGCTGTCCTCGTTCCTTGGCCGCGTTTTCTAGCAACCGAACATAGGCAACTGTATCAATACCTTGTAAATATTGAATATCGTTGTTTGCCATTAATTATCATCCTTTCTAAACTAAGTTAAATTTCAAGTTAACTACTGCATGATTTAGGACTGTGTCTGGAACGCTCGTATCTTGAATGATCTGATAATCACTGCCAGTCATTCGCCCACGATAACGATAATCAGCCGTTTTAAAACCAGTTGAGGCAATCATTAGCAACGAACTAGCCATTGTATCAATAACTAGCCGTTGGTCCTGATTGCCCCAGACATTTACAGTGAGATTAATTTTGGCACCAATGCTTGTCTTAGTCGTAATTGGTACCAGGTTCATATTTTCAAGCGTTACAAAGGGATAACCGACATTTTCAGAAGCCATTGGCAAATGATCATAAGTGTCATATCCCTTTTTCATCGACTGTAAGAAAACATAATCATACAGTTCTTGTTGTGGAGATTTCATCATTGCATCAACCTTTTTAATTCGTTGATAAACATTTGTGACTGAACATCAAAGGCCGGCTTTAATGTTGGCATGGCCGACATAAACCGTGTGCCGTATTCCAAGTATGGGAAGTAATCAGTCGTCGGCCCAACCGAAACAGTCATGCCGCCGTCACTAAAGATAGGTTTAACTGACCGGCGTGTCCGACCAGTGGAGTAGCCATGCGTGTAAGCGGCCTGCATATTTGATTGGGTCCGACTAGATAACTGCGCGCCATGCTTTTTTACCACTTGCGGCACCGCACTCAAGTCCATTTTCCCCTTGATACCGGCAATCAAATCATCTAATCCTTCAATTCTTATATTAGGCTTTCCCAATATCTTCACCTACCAAAATAGTTACATTCTTTAATGGAACAGTAGTTGTTCGCATCCGATATTTAGTAGGACTATCATCAATCATTAAATACGCCCACACTTGATTAACTGGTTCTACTAAACGGATAACCTTCACACCCTGGACAATACTACCGAATAACTTCACTGTTCGATCAGCACCAACATCGGTGACGTCAGCCATTCGATCAGCTACTATCTCTTCCCCACCTTCATATTGAGAAGTCTTAGGGTTATACCGACGCTTGCCAGTGTTATAGAATTTCACCTCATGATTGAACCGCACGGCTATCACCTCGGTAAGGGTTAAAGAACTGAACACGCCCCAACGACTTAACGTTTTTACCGTTTTGTTCTCGCCAGGTATTAATATCACTTTCAAAGTCATCAAAATCAGATGAACTGAAGGTGATTGATTGTCCCTCTTGGGAATAAGAAGCCATCCCCTCATTAGAAATCCGGTTATACCGCCGAACGCATACCTCAAGAGAGACAAAACCTAATTCACTAGGGAATTCATCTTTTTGTGCCAGCCCCAGCTTAAACCGCAGGGCCTGTTCAGTATTCTTAATAATTAAATTAAGTAACGCGTTATGTTTGTCAGAAGTTAGTTGAAGCATTGTCTTCAATTCGTTCAGGTCAACAACATTATTTTCTTCTGTCATATTACTCACCTAACTTTGCTAATAAATCAGGTTTGTTATCAGTTGATGTGTAAGCAATCCCATGTTTATCAAGGTATGCTTTAATCTCGTCCACCGTGTTAGCGGACGTTGGCTTTACGTCATTTATTTCGCCCGCTCCCGAATTGTCGGGCGGTGTTATTTTGATGCAGGAGTACCCACAGTTGCAACCACGATACCATCAAGCCGTTCTGGGAAGAGTACACCAGAAGTTAAAGCCAGGGTTTCGTATGATGCATTTTCAGTCAGTGCATTGTGAACTACACCAATCAGGCCCGTTTCATCAGTAGTCAGGCTGAAAGCTTGGCTAAGGCTACCATTCATTGAGGCATAAGCATAATTCAAGTTCTGACTAGCAGTAGCCGCAATCGTGCCTTGTTTTACTGCACCAGTCAAGATAATGGTATCAAAGCCAAGGTAGTTCTGAATGTAAGTCAGGCCAAAGGCGGTTTGGGTCGTAAGAGTTGAGTCACCCAAGTAAGTGTAGAAGTCCAGCGGGTTGGCAAAGAGAACAGATTGAACGTCGTCGTCTTCCCACTTAATGGCCAATTGACCGAGTGCCTGAGCAATTGCCTTTTGGAAGGTTTCACCGTTGGCCTTCGTCGTACCAGTTTGAACAAAATCGAAGAAGTCCTTCTTGATATCACCTTGAATGGAGCGAAGTAACTTACTATCAGTGTCGTTTACAGCGGCTGCAAAACCACTTGCTTGAATAGCTTCGGCAGTAGTTTGCTTACGGTACTTCTTGTAAGCCAGTTCCTTAGTGTCAGCCAGCTTACGAGTAACCTTGCTCAGTGGAATTACTTCACCTTCAGCAACATTACCATCAGTCTTAGTTACTTCAGACTTGTAAATCTTAATCTGTGAACCAACTGCCATTGGTTGCATCCGAGTTACATTCAATACTTGGAGCAAAGTACTAATTGAACCAGTGAATTGTTCCGTGAAGTCAATGGACTGTGCAATTAAGTCCTTTGAAGTTGTAATATTTTCTGTTGCCATAAATTATTCCTCCTAATGTTTATATAGGTCTAAGTTTTCTGCAATGACCTTTTGCCGCTTGATTGGGTCTTTGATCTTGCTAATCTCAACCTTAGTCATTGTCGGCTTACCATTATTTCTTGGTGTAGAACCCTTGAGAAGCTCCTTCTTCACACCGCTTTGAATTTGGTTGGTGTACTTAATCAATGCTTGAACATTGGCATAGGTCTGTTTGTCATCATCAACGACAACCATATTCAACACATCATCACCAACGGTTAGGCCAGCATCCTTAAAGACTTCATCGGTCTGCTTAATGTTATCCCGACGAGTGATCTGAGCACGAAGAGAAGCAATTTCCTTGTCCTTTTCGTCTTCGGCTTTTTTATCCTTATCCTCGTCTGATAAATTCTTGATTGACTTACCTGATTGAAGCTCTTTAATCTTAGCGTTGGCCTTGTCCAATTGGTCTTGAAGAGAGTGCTTCTCGTTTTGTTCCTTACCAATCCGTTTCTGAAGCTTCTTGACCAGCTCGTCACCATCTAGTTGCTTATCTTCCCTTGGATCGGTACCAGCATCCTTAGGTTGTTCAGTGACTTGTTGTTCTTGAGTTTCAGTGTTCTTGTTATCGTCCATGTTAGGACCTCCTTTACTCGCATTTAACGTCATGGGAGACAACTCGGGTTTTGTTTAACGTCCACTACACACGGAACGGACAATAATTATTTATAAATCTGGCTCACGAAAATCGTAGCTATCAGCATCATCGATTCCACAAAGTTGACCATGCATTGTGATTTGAAGCCTAGTTATATTGTCTATATCCGACTAAATTTTTAGGTTTCTGTAAGCGGTGACCTTTGCGCCGTTGATATAGAGACCATCCTTTTTAATCTCAAACTTATTCATCTGAATCACTCCAAAATAAAAAGCACTCAGGACTAATCTGAATGCTTATCTTTGCTATCAATCCAATATGCCGATATACTGCACCGACAATTAGGATGGATTGGAATCTGCGGTACTTCATCAACTGGAAATACCCCGTAACCAAGATCATACTCATCATTATCGTTAATCTCTTGGCACACTCGACAAGCACCCGGTTCTGCGTACCACTTCACGTACTTGTAATCGGCAGCTTTAATGCTGTCAATCTGTGCTTGATATTGAACCCGGGCTGTTTCTGTTCGGGCTAGCCGCTCAGTAACATATGCATGATTCTTAATGGTTGTCCTAACCTGATCACGGAGATTGCGTGCAATTGCTTGATTACTTTGACCAGCGATTAAACCAGTGGTTAAAGCAGAATCAAGGGCGGCTTTTAATGCATCTTGGTTCAGCCATAATCGCTGACTCCAGTTGGCTTCTCCAACCTGCTTCATAACGATCTTTGCAATGTTGTCATCATTGATAATTGCATTATTGAATTTAAGATTACTCCCAAGAATGCCAGCTTGTCGTTTGACCTCTTTAACGTAGCTGTCATTCAGCTTTACTCCTAAATCATTATTGATGTTCATGTTGGCTTCAGTTAGATGCAACCCAACTTGACTTTTAAGATACTCTAGCCGGTTAATTCTCATTGTCGCATTGTAGATCTTCATCCGGCGATTAACATCGTCACTAAAGTCAGCATAGGTTACTCGCTTGCCCTGCGCTCTCATCTGAGCAGCTTGCATGACTAACTTCTGAGCCTCGAACTCATAATCGGCGATATCAGCAGCATCAACAGCAGAATAGGCAGTCTGTAGACCGCCAACCGACTTGGCAAGTGATTGATACTGGTGATCGATATCCTTATTAATCTGGGCAATAGCAATATTGTAATACCGCTCAATTGCCCGATTAAAGGCTGCGTCGGTAGCAATGTTCTTCTCTTGCCACTTACGCTCCTCCTTTTCACGTTTCTTCCAATACGCACTATTCGTCGTTGTCGGCATCATCATCACCATCCGGCTTGTCTTGGTCTAAGGCCGCAGGACCATACTTCAAGGCTTGTTGCATGTTATCCTGTTTCTCTTTGTTGATCCGCTTCAATTCTTCCTTAGGGTCATCAACAAACGGCAGAATAGACAGCAGAGTTTCCTGTGATACCAGCCCCTGTAACTTCTGGGCGGTATCTGCGTCGTTTGAAATATCGTCCGGTAGATTACGATTGAAAGTGAAGTCAAGCTCTCGCCAGTCTTCTAAGTGAGCTTCCGGCAATACCGTACCAACGCTAAAGATGATCTGGTAAAGGTGCCGCAATGCTTGTCGGAATTTACGTTCCTTGTTAGCCGCCATATTTCGCATTGGCAGAAGCTTATACTGCAAGGCCACACCAGAAGAGTTACCGGCAAAAGCTTCATCATTAAGGTTGGCTACCATGCTGATCTGGTAAATCATAGAAACCAGCCGGTCAATAATATGTTCCTGCATATTGTCGCCGTCCGGCTTACTGATGAAGTCCACCGTTGCGTTGGTTGCATCAGCATCCGGACTATAGATCATCTGATTACCAATCAAATCAGCATCTGGTTTACCATCCCCATCTTGGTCTAGGTCTACACCCAACACTTTCAAGTAGGCATTGTCGAAATACTCAACCTGATTAGCCTTCTGACTAAGTACCCGATCCAGTTCATCGATCAACGTCTTAACATTATCAAAGACCCCCTGTCGCTCTTCATTACCATAGAATTCAACGGCGGGCACCAGCTTATATGGATTGGGCGTTTCCTCAGTAAATTTACTGTCCTCAAAAGAAACAATCTTAGTAGCGTAGTAAACCATACCGACCTGAATACCATCTGTATTCTTCCAATAACGAACAAATGCTAGCGGCTGTCGTGATACAGTGTCATCATAAATCATGAAGGAGTCCACTGGGGATGAGTAAGCGATCCGTGTTTTACTCTCTTCGTCCTGATATACAAAAGCAAGTGAACGCCCGAAGATATCCGCTTGCTTACTGATTTCACTTAGCTTGTCCTGTAACGAATTCTCATCGTTCCATTCCTGCAAGGCCATATTGGTTTCCTTGTCTTCCAGTGTAACCTTAGGTGGAATACCAGTGAAGAAACCGTTGTATGTGTCAACAATGTAGTGTGGCAGGTTGGCAACCAAGCGATTATCTGGTCCAAACTGTCGTGGCAGCTTGTCCAAGATATCATGATTGCCTTTATACATCTCAAGGTTATGCTTGTACTCGGCTGATAATTCGATGTTCTTACCAATAAAATTCAATAGATCAGGCATCGTCAATTCATCATCTTTGGGATAAATGAACACATTGCCCTCAACTACCTGCCCCTTAATTTCTGTCATTCAATCACCGCCTTAAATGTAAATGTTTTTCAGGATCTTACCCTTCGGACTAGCCATTCCGTTAATCTCATTCAGCGCATACCGAATGGCATCAATCTCGTGGTTATATGCATCGACCGGCTCATTGGTGTACTCACCAGTTTGCCGGTCTTTCTTATATGTGTAATTCTCTAACTCTTCAATCGTCTTCACACAGCGATCATCTACAACCAGGTGATACTGCTGCATGAATGAGATCCCCTGAATAATGCTGTCCTTACCTTTCTTGGCCGGTCTAATTCGGGGAATGCCATCACGTTTGATCTCGGTAATTGATTTGGGTTCAGCCGCATCAGCCGTGATGATCTCTTTGGAGTAACCCATTTGCTTGATCATTCTGGCAATATCGCTGTTCAGCATTCCATGCTTGGCATATTCTTCCATGATGTAGATGGTGTGATTGTCCTGATCGACCTTGACGTGCATGAAGGCTGTTTCATCGTTGGTATACCCGAAGTCGAGGCCGAAGTACGATGGCAGGTTCACCATTCGTTGAGCGCTAAGACGGCGTTTACTGAAGTCAGGAAAGACCAGTTTATCCAGCGTGGCAAACTCGCCCAACGTATAGATTTTATAGTAAGCCGGATTAGTTTGTTTCAAGTTCTCAATCGTCCTGATGTTATCCGCATCGAGGAAGTGATTATCCTTGTATGTCGATTGATGAATGGCTACCCGTTCAGGATTGACTTCAGCTTCAGGAGCGAACCATTGTTTGTACGTCCAATTCAGCTTTGAAACTGGATTGAACATACAAAACAATTGCCGTTTCCTATGTTTCGGTTCACGAAGACGAAGGGTAAGCTGGGTAAAATCATCCTGGTTAAATTCGGACGCTTCTTCCATAACCACATCGGATAATCCCTTGATTGACTTAATCTTTTCTGGGTCATCCATTCCTTTAAATAAGAAAACCGCACCATTCGGTAAATGAATCGTACGGTCTGAATTATTAACTTTACACAACGGTAACAGCCGCCACGTTGACAGGCAATCAATCACATCGGTAAAGATTGAATCTTTGATTGTCCGGTCAACCTTTCGTAACCACAGCACTTTACGGGGATGATTCCAATGTTTTAAAACTTTAAGCACAACTTTCTGAACTACACCATGTGACTTACCTGAACTCGCTCCACCGTACCAGACTTCAATGAAGTGGGAATAATCAAATAAACTATCATAAATTTGTTTGTTAAACACATTGTACGGCTTAGGAAAATTAAGATTAATTGTCGGCATAATAATCACTTGCCATAAATGCCATGAAGAACTCTACGATAATTGCTGTGATAAATACGCCCTTAGTAATTAAGCCAGGTTTAAGCAGTAGCCCTGTAATCGTCATAATTGGCACCATTGCTACCACACTAATCTTCATCATCGTAATCACCCATTCCAATCTCAATATCAAGGTTACCGCTGATTTCTTTCTTATCAGTCCAAGCTCCAAAGCGTTTGCCGATTAATTCAAGCGCCTTTAGCTTGTCACTATTGCGAGTGGCCGTTTCGATCACATCGCCCTTGTTAGTAACGGTTTCTTCAGTTGTTTCACCACGTGCTATCGAAGCCAGCAGCTCCATAACTTCTTGCATATCCATTGTCTTTTCGGACTGAATTTCTGCATTACGCTGATCAATAGCAGTTTTAATGACAGGTTTTGACAAGTTTTCGGTAGCAATTCGATTAGCTGTCTTTTTAGAATAGCCAGCTTTAATGGCGGCCTGAGTAGCATTACCCGAAATAATGTACTCATCGACAAACCGTTGCTGTTTTAATGTTAACTTTTTAGTAATGCTACTCACCTCCTAAAATTTTAATATTCAAGCACGCAGTTCTTTACGTGACTTTAATTTTTTGATATCTTTTTTTAATTTACTTTTATCTTTTTTCTCTCGATTACTAAGTTCATTTTCCTTATAATAACTATATTTTTCAATACCACTATTGGTATTTCGCTTCCACATTAGACGCTTTTCATAGTTGTCAAAGACATTTTCCATATCAATAAAAACATCATTCCATATTCGCAATGTTTTTTTGCTAAAACAAGTTTGAAATTCAAATTTACTTAACCAATCCTTCATTTCATCAAATTGATTGCTACGAAACAACTCTCTGACATCTCCAAAAGTATTGCCATAAAGTGCTGAAGCACAATTAACTGTAAAGTTATATAATTCCTCTATATTTTCACTATTTTTAACATGCTCTATGTCATTAGTTTTTGCCTTTAACTTAGATTCATACTCTGATTTTATGAATTTAATCAGGACCTCAAAAATGACATATAATAATTTTATCAATTTAATCACCTAACAACATAATACACAGGCATAGCTACAAAAACACGTTGTTATTTATAAATCCTTTTTACTTGAATATACAATCCATCCACATCCAGCGCATTCAAAGGCATATTGTTTATCAACTTCTTGAGAAGCAAAGGTTTCAATTCCATGCTTAGGCATTAATGATATTTTCCTATCTTTGTTCCAACACTTTGGACAATATTTAGATTTCTTGCCTTTTTCACATACAAACCCATCATCGTCTAAATATACATCATCTGAAGTTTCTACTCTTTTTCTTAATTTATTATACTTTTCTTCCAGTTCAAGGTAATCATTTCCTACACCGATTACTGACTCCTGGAGATTAACTATAGCATCATTAAGAGGCTTGCTTTTAATATCTTGCGCTAATGATTGCACTTCTTTTAACAATCCAATTACATCACTAATTCCCATTTCATTTCACCTCATCCATATAATACAAAAGCCCGGCTGTAATAACCAGGCTGAGGTAAAATAAAATGTTAACGCCCGCTTCCACCCGTACGACTCTAACGACTTAGCGACTTCATCGACTGCCTTTTCGTTGTCCCGGGGATTCTTTGCGTAAGGCTTGATCGAACCGGTTTTAACGTTTTGAACTTCCATCTCTGCACCCTCCGTTTCACTGCAACAAAAAAAGACAGTCCTTAGACTGCCTTACGATCTAACGTATCGGAATCGAACCGATCAGTTTTTAGCGGTAAATTCAAGACCACTCAACACTACATGAAAGCCAAAAACTGGACCACTCGTTAGAAAATCCTCGGATCAATATCGGATAAGGGAGGTTTATCACCTCCATTTTTAAACCAGTCGATTTCGATGGGTTTGAAATTAATACATAACATGCCATTTTGGTTGACTTTCAATTAAGACCAATTTATTCTATAGGTGTTCAAGGGTTATCCAGTTAATAACCTTTAGGTCGCTGGCAAAAAACAGTGACCCTTTTTACTCGAACAATTACGGTTCACAATTATTTTTATCAGGAGGCTACAAAATGAGTTTAGAAGACAAAACTAAGAACGCCAAAGATAAAGTTAGCGGCAAGGCCAAGGAAGTTGAAGGCAAAGCAACCGGTGACAAAATCCGTGAATCCCAGGGCAAGGCTGAAGGCTTAGTTGGCAAGGCTAAGGATAAGTTAGCTGATGCCAAAGATACGGCTAAAGATGCTGTTGACAATCTGAAAGATAAATTTGACAAGTAACATTCTTTGAAGGCGTGATCGCCTTCTTTTTTTATCCAAAATAAAAAGCCAGCCGTTAAGCTGACCTTTAATGATTTTTCAAATAATTCAGTACAATTAGATAAACAATGATAAATATAACTATACAGATTAGTAATCCTAATAAAATAGAAAATATCATTTTACATAACCAACTTTTTCTGCTTGATCAAGTTCCTTTTGAATTTCTTTGTTATATTTAGCAAACTTGTCAGCATATTCATCAAAATCGTTTATCTTTATTTCCAGCAAAGATATTGGATTGACTTCGTATCCAGTAAAATCTCGTTTTAAGCTGCAAGCAATTGTGGCCATATACATCATCAATTTATAGGGATCGGGCTTATTTTTGTCTTCGCGATATTCAAAATGTTGCATTGCAGCCACTGCATGTACCGTTCGTGGGGATCCATACATTATTGTTTTATGTTCTAACTTTACATATTCATCAGTACCATCTTCAGAACTCATTTCCTGAGCAGCCTTTTCCATGTTGGTAATGAAAGAAGTCCATCTATTAAGTATCGCTTGTAAATCCTCGTTACTTGCCTGCCTAAAATATGATTCGATTTGTAAGTCGTGATTACTCTTATCTTCTCGGTTCTGCTTTAACATATCTCGAACCATTTTAGGTAATTCCTTTAGGTTAGCATTTACGGCCCATAAGCCAAATAAAATCAACACAGAAATAACAATATTCCAATTCGCGTTTTTTAACATTTCTAACATCTTATTTTCACCTCACCCATATAATACAAAAGCCCGGTTATAATAACCAGGCTGAGGTAAAAATAAAATGATATGTAGTTTAACGTCATTGCGGACAATGACGGCCTGTGGAGTTGAACCCAGAGTAAGTGCCGATCCAACGGAGACTTAATCATTCTTTTTGACAATACCAGTATATGCCCTTTTATCCCCGTGTGGTACCCGCTTGATCCCCGTTCGATTCCTGATTCATCCCCGATTTGAAGTAGACGTGAAAATCAGGGATTAATTGACGATCAACACGGTATACTGCACACTTTGGCTCAATGATATCCGCGAAATCAAGGCAGGCCCGCTCTTCTAGTGCCTTATAGCCATCATCGCTATATCGGCCTAGCTTCGGCGCCAGTTCTTTAACATAAATGCGTTCTCTAAAGCCCGGTAAAAAACGTTCTTTCAAAATGATCCTGGACGAATACCGACAACTTTGAATGGCCTCGTGAACGGCACAAACCGCATGTAAGCAGTCGGCAATATCGGCTAGCCGATCATCAGTCGAGTTAAAGGCTGAGCTGCCTTTGACTCCAGTGATATCTAATTGCGGCGAGCGCAAGCCATAGTTGCCCGCTCTCAAACAGATCCCTTCAAATCGGTCATCGTCCCAAAAGAAATGACGCACTTTGTCAATTGTTGCTTGTTTATCAATTTGCGGAAACAGTCCCATGAAGTGCACTCCTTGTTGTATAATTGGATTGATATTTGTTTTGAGAGCGCCCTGCATGGGTGCTTTTTATTTTGTCAGTCTCACCATCGCCATACTGGAATCCCGACTAGCAGCCACACCAACCCATTAGCAATCGCCAACGCAGTGAGTACCGCTAAGATCCATTTGATCGTTTCCATCATTGTCCTTCCGCCCTCTTTTTTCGTACTGCCGCTTTATGCAACTCATTTTTCACCGTCTTAAACGACCGCTTTGAAATACATGCAGTATCCGCTAAAGTTAGTTTTCTTTTGATTTTCCACTCCAAAAGCATGTCCCACAATTCTGGAAACTCGCTTGTGCCCTTGTGAGCGCCCGCAAGCTTCCGTTCTTTGGCTAACTTCCGTTCCTTGGCTAAAAAGATCGTGCGCAAGCCATCAATCACACCCCTTCGCTTAGCCATTTCCAGCTCTTTGAGCCGTTCTCGCTCAAGCTGGTCATCTGACTTACGGAGTTTTTCAATCGCCCTTAATCTGCGGTTGAATTTCTGAGTTTCTCGTTCAAAGTCAGGTTCGCCAAATTCTTCAATATATGCCTTATCTTCAATTTGTAAACGATCATCAAAGCGCAAATGGATTGCACAAAGCAGGCCACGTGTCAACAAGTTCACTTCTCTACCTCCTCCTTAATTTCCACCACCAGATGTGGCTTATCCGTGTAGTACTTCTCCGCCACCAAACCCACGATACAGTTATCGTCGGCCCATATAATCCCGTTTAAGGCGTCCGAAGTCGATTTAATATAATTATCCAGATCCGGCTTTACCGTTGGCCTATGAACGCCTGACAGCCTCCTAGCCCGCTCCTTTTTGCTCACGCTTGTCTGGACTGGTCGATAGAATTCCATGCACACCTCTAACGGACCATCATATGGTTCTAACCCACGATCAAGCATCTGTTGCTTAGCAAGCATCCCTAACTGTCGTTTAAAGATAGTGACCTTTTTAGGATCGTATAGCCGGATTCCCTTACCCATTCGGGTAGCTCGTGGCCGTGCTTGTTCTACTGGTTCAATATCAAACTCAAATCTCACCGCGTTCTCCTACTGTGCCTTGTCGTCCATGATTGCTTGCTTCTGCCATTCGTCCCATTCTGCTTTAGCTTCTGCCTCTGAGTAAGGTTCAACGTCTTCGTGCTCCCAAAGTTTGATGGCTTGCTTCTGCCATTCGTCCCATTCTGCTTTAGTGTCTGTCTCTGAGTAACGATCAAAGTCTTCGTGTTTCCAAAGTTTTTCCATTAGATCACCTCCAGTTCACTTGCTTCCACGTCTTCGATCAAGGCGTGGTTGTCTGCGTCCCACAGATCAACCGTTCCATCTTGCCAGGTAGAGTGGATCGTAAACTCCACTCGGCGCCACATGACCCGGTCACCCGGCCAAAATTCAATTGTCATCATACCTAACCTCGCATGTCCTCTAATCCGTCAAAATCAATTACGTTGTCCTTGCGCTTGGTAATCAGCCTGCTAATCAGTTTAGGGTTGTACATTTGGACCAGGTCGCCACTCGTATTGTTAGTTGTGACAATCGTTGACCCTCGATGTGCGTTAGCCCACTCATCGTAACGAGCGTCGGCCACTGCATAAAGCCACTCTTGCATGTCTTTCCGAACCGGCTTGTAGTAGCCCTGCTCCTTCATCCCCGCTTCCGTGCCAAAGTCGTCAATAATCAAGACTGGCGCTTGTTTGGCGAGTCCTTGTAGCTGGTTAAGCCGGTCACCAACAGTCGGATCGTCAAAACGCTCGCTAAACATACCAACCAATCGCATAGTTGAAATAAACAGGTAAGGCTTGTCGGCCTCAGCCCACACCTTATCCGCAATCGCTAAGGCTAGGGATGTCTTTCCAGTACCAGGCTCCCCTGTTAAGCAAACATTAAACTCTTCGCCGACAATTATCCGCTTGGCAATTGTCCAGGCACGGTTGCCCACGTCACTTGCTAGCTTGCGGTTATCCTGTAAGTCCAGATTCCAGCGGTCAAACTTAAAGCTGATTGGACGTTGGCCTGACCATACGCTAGCTTTAAGCCATTTCTCACGCTCTCGCCTAGTCTTGTCATCCCTGACCTCTTGATTCCAGTTGGCGACTAATTGCTTTTCGCGCTCATCTAGCCAGGCCCGATTCTTAGCCGGTAACCGGCCATCCGTTTTTAATTTTGCCGTCAATTCCGGCGGTAATCTCAATCTATCCATGTTGCCCCCTAAAATGTGTAGCCCTTAGCCCGTTTGGTTGGCTGATCAATGACTGCCTGCTCGTTAAGATAAGCCTCAAATTTAGGGCCAAACAGAGTAGTTGGTCTTAGGTATTGGCTCATCTTAGGATCCTTACCCCAGCTAGCTACCTTGTTATCAATCACTCGCTTAAAGTCCTCGACCTCAAAGCCCTCATTAGACCTTGCCTTGATCAAGCGTTGAGTTGCCTTGCTACTCGATCGATAGCGAGTTCCAGTTTTGCTATTTAGGTAATCCAGGATTTCTTTATAAGTGGCGTGGTCGGGCTTGCCCGACAATATATCTGTAGTAGTCTCTGTAGTAGTCTCTGTGTAGTCTCTGGTATAGGTTAGGTCTGTGAGTCCCTTTGCTTCGGGACCGTCAGTCCCATTCGTGGGGACTGTCAGTCCCCTTCGTGAGGTCATTTTGTCGTAGTTGATGCGATACCACTTAGTTCGATCGAATTTTGCCTTATTGAAGTTGCTAGTGATTAGATAACTATCGTCTTCCAACTGTTTAAGGTATCTTTGAACCGTCTTTTCTGACAACCAAGAAAATTGATCATGCCAGCTCTTGACGGTGTTGTAGACCCACTTATGACCATCGTGAATATTTGTACTTCGCAGTGACCAGTAGTGAATCTGCTGGAGCATGATTGCTTTATCCACACTGTTAAGCTCTTTTGCCAAACTTGGTAGCACCTGTAAAGGTGGTTCATCGATCAAAAGGTTCATTATTTGACTGTCTCCTTTCTGTTAAAATTTAGTCATCTCAGTTTAAGGAGGTGACACTAATGGAATATGGATTATTTGCCGATCTGTCTCACGAGTACGTCCGCCGTATCGATGACGATCTTTCTTGGATAGGCTCCGATTTAAAACACGCCGTTAAAAGCGAAGGCGTTATAAAACAAATTGGTTTTAAATTGAAACTAGTAGAACGTGACCTTCAATCTCTTCAGGAAATGATCACTGAAACAAGTACAGTCGAATATCCAATTAAATACAGCGGATACATCAAATCCGTATCCAACCTGTTAAAGTTGCTTCGTCAAAAGTTAGACAAACAGGTTATCACGGATCACGATCAGCATCAGATAAGGAGCGCTTTTATCCAAGTTGCTTACCTCGGTAATGCTGCTCGGTAGCGACTGTCATCCGGATTAACTCTAAGAATGTCTTGCCGATCCCTTCGTTTAAGGTTCGACCGAAACTACCGGATGCCATCCCACTAAGGATCACACCGTACATGTGATAAGAATAGGAAGCATGGTCTAACTCTTCGTCACTCATGTTATGAATGACGTCTTGGACTCGTGCTTTTTCTTTTCTTATCGCTTCTACAAACTCTCTCGAAGGCTTAATAGTGTAGTCGTCGCATTCAAGCATCGTATTTCCCCCTTCTAGATACATTTTGGACACATTCTGTATCCATTACCTCTTAATACGGTAAATTGTTGCTGTTAAATTCTTGTTGTTGCTGGTTAAATTGGCCTTGCGGTTGCGGTGGTGCTTGGTAGTTCTGCTGGTTTGCCTGCGGGGCTTGCTGTTGAAAACCACCGTTGTTTTGCGGTGGTAAGACAACAAAGTCCACGTGGTCAGAATTGACGTCCAGGTTGATTCCTGATTCGCCGTCTTTACGCTGGTAAACTCTCGCTTGGCTTAGCGTTCCCGATACCATTACCGGTGTGCCTTTGTGGAGGTAATTCATGGCCCACTGACCACGATTGCCCCATACATCAACCCGGTAAAAGATCGTCGGTGCATCCCGCCGGCTGCCATCAACGGCCACGTTAAAGTTGACGACTTTATAATTACCGGCTTGATTCTTCTGTGGTTCGCCAGTTAGCCGGCCTTGAAACTGGATTGTTGCTTCACTCATTTAGTCCACCTCAATATCTGTTACGTGCTGGAATCCGGATAGTTCCTTCGTTAACCGGCAATATTCACACTTCCCACAGTGCTTCGGCGCTACTTCACCGTTCATGATTTGCCAGTACCGGTCTTGGTTTTCCTTGATCTCATCAATTGCCTCTTGCATTAAAAACTTGGTATCGCCTTGAAAGTCAAAGGCGCCTTTATCTGGTGGTGTTTGCTTGCTAACCGCGAACAAGTACGGTTGGCATCGCTTACCAAAGGTTTGCTTGATCAACTCTTGGTAAATTGCCGCTTGCATGACGTAACCGCGATCCTCAATAAAGTTCGTGTACAGCTTGTTTTCGTCATTCCAATGCTTTTTGTGGATGTCGTCAACGGTCTTTAAGTCGCAAAAGTAATCTTTATCTAGGACTAGGCTGTCAACCTTGCCTTTCCATTCGTGACCACCGATCTTACCGGTCACGATTACTTCTTTCTTACCTGGCGTATAAACAAAGTTGAACCACTCGTCATCTTCTAATGTCTTGATCATCTTGTCGGCCAGTTTAAACTCGGCTCGTAAGTGGCCGTTAGGATTGGTTTTCGTTGGCTTGGTCATCATCAGTTCCCGGTTAGTTTTCGTCCCGGTTTCTGACCGGTCTAACCAAGCTTGGTGTGCTTCCGGGCTTTCGAAGTATGAGTGGATATAATTACCAACTAACAAAGCTGTCGGGCTTGATGTCGGATGCCAATCTTCCTTGAGCTTTGCTAAAGTAGCAGCTTCACACTTTTTAAAGTCTTTGTACAGGCTAAAACTCATGTACTCCCAATCGGTTTCGTGTGAGTAATAATTTTCGGCGGTCAACTTAGGCATTTTCGTCACCCCCTACGAAGTCGTAAATGGAGGTTTGCCCGTCAGGTAACTCTTCCCCGTTTTCCTTATCTGTGTCATCTGTGTCTTGTGAAGCGGGCCTAGAATCGTTTTTAGTCTCTGATTCGATAATTTCCCCATCTTCCACCTTCTCGGCCTCTACGGGCTTCTCTGGGCCTTGTGGCGTGTTGCTCTTTTTTTCGGCTGCTTGTGCCTTCTTAAAGTCGGCTAGCAATTGCGTTGAGCTTTCCTCTTCGGTGGTGGCGGCCGTTACGTCCTTTGGCTCTTCGTACTCTGCTTCGGTGGCGGCGTTAATTGAGCCGGTTAGTAAGTCGCTATCGTCTGACGTGTTGATGAACATCTTAGCCGCGCGGTTTAAAACCGTCCGTTTGGCCATCTCATCGCTGAACTTCTCCTGGACGTTGTTATGCCGGTTCCGGCTTTGCGCCCATGACGTGTCAATTTGAGCCTTCGTCATAACGGTATAGTCCACTCGCCCATTAGCTAGCTTGATGAAGGCGAAGGCACCGATTAATTCCTTGTCCAAGTTGGTAAAGGAGGGTTCAAACTTAGTTACAATAATGTGGCCAATCTCATCGGCACCGATCTCAAACTTATCGCCACGATGCACAACTTGAGCATCAATGTCTTCAATACTGGCAAGTCGTTTTAAAGCGGCGATTGTACCGAAATACGACCTTTGCATTTGTAACTCGTTGCCGTAAACGATGAAGTAACACTGATTCTTGGCCGGCGAAAGGCCTTGAATCGCCATATCAAGCAAGGCGTTAGCAATGCTTGATTGCGAGCAAACTGTTAGTGCCGGACGTCCTTGCCGGTCTTTGACACCTTGCAACCGTAAGTAAGCTGCTTTCAGTGCATTTTGAGCGCTATAATTCGTTGGCAGCGCTAGTCCCTCGTCTTTCAGATCCTCCAGGCGTCCTGCGACCTGGTCGGTTAATCCCCTAACGTTTACTGGTTCCTGTGGTTGCTGCTGTTGATACATGGTTAAAACCTCCCTGTGACTTCGTGCTTTAGATCCTTTGCTTTAAGGACCAGTCGCTCTACTTGGTCGACTAGTGCTTGATACTCGATTATCGCCTCCCCCTTTGTGAGTGGGGGATGAGCCACTAGCCTATTAGTATCGGCTAGCAAGTTTTCGGTTGATCGGATCAGATTGTAGGTTGCTGATCCCACTTTTAATTCGTTTTTCATGATATAATCACCTCGTAGATACTTATTTTTTGGATCCTAGTGGTTGCTAGGATCCTTTTCTTTTGGCTCTGACCATGGGCTTAACCACTGGGCCAAATCAAAGCTCAACATTGGGATCAAACCAAAAATGGCAACCAACCCCCACATTTGCGTGTAGCCCATCAGCCAGAGCCAGGTCAGTTCAGCGCCAAAACTTACGTAGAGCAATGCTTTTAAAACTGACATTTTTTATCTCCTTTCATTATTTACAAAGTTACGCTGTTACTTCTCATCGCATCCCCCCTTCCACTAGGTTTTTAATGGCCTGGCCGCCGTGTGTTTAATAAAATTGTTTATTTTTTAAAGTAACGTTAAGTTCCTTGCCAGTTAAATTGACGAGGAGCTTTTTACGTTTGCTCATCATTCTTCAACCAATCGTCCAAAGCGCGGCGCTGGAAAATATAACGCCCATCAATTTTCTTGACTGGTAATCCTTTCGTTTCAATTAATTTGTCCAGCGTGTTTCGCGAAATTCCCAAATAATCGGCTGCTTCCGTTTTATTCATGTTTTCTTTCGTGTCGTTTTTTTGTGGCAGTATTTCAGCGATTTTCTCCTCAATAATCTGTCGGAATAGCTCATCGGGAATATTGACCATTACCTGCATGCTTTTTTAACCTTCTTCCATTTTTAATTTTCGTTATCGTTCCCAATCGGGGACGATACGTCAAAAAAAATGCTGATGTGATCGCGGTCGATTCCCAATACTTCCGAAATCGCCGCCAACTCGTTCGCTCCGATGTCAACAATTCCTGCTTCGCGCTTGGCATATGCAGCTCGGCTGATACCCAGTCGTTCAGCCATTTCTTCTTGGGTCATACCTTTCGCAATTCGTTCAGCTCGTATCCTTAGCAAATTCAACGTCATAGTTTAACCTCCTTTCTTGTCGTTCCCGATTGGGAACATGATTATAGTATTTCAATTGTTCCCAAATGTCAATGTTTTATTACTTTTTTTTCTAAAAATGTTGACCATTGGGAACACAAGCGGTATTATTTACCTATAAAGTAGGTGATGAAAATGAGATCAAACGACGAAATCATCCGCTATCTAACTCAACTAAAAAATGAGCAACAATTAACGATTAGCGAAATTGCAAGACGCACGGGAATGGCCAAATCAGCCATTTCGCGTTACTTCAATAAGAGCCGTGAATTCCCTGTAAATAAAGTTGATGACTTTGCTAAGGTCTTTAATGTTACTCCAGAAGAGATCCTTGGTATTAAGAAGGAAACTGACGGTCTCTCCGTGGATGAAGCCGTGGATAACCTGCGGGCCTACCAGGGTAAACCTATTAGTGACGATGAAAAAGAAGTTTTGAAAGACATCATTAAGGGTTACTTGGACCGGAGGTAGACACATGGAAGACTTGATGGAATGGCTAATTAATTACGCTTTCGATCACCATATCGGAGTTCAGTTAACCAGCTTTTTGCAGCCCATGACTCCGTCCACCAGCTTTAGCGATTATCGCCTGGTAGTGATTAATACCCGTTGGCACAAGCCCAACGAAATCCCTTTTTCACTGGCTCATGAAATCGGCCACGTGATGAATGGTGATTGCGGTGTTAATGCCTATACGGCGGTGGCCGATACAAAAGAAGAGTATGCCGCAAACATTACCGGGATTGGATTGCTATTGAAATATTGCCAAGAGCATGACATTCACTTTACTAACCCGATTGAATTTTGCGAACGGTTTGGAATCCCAATGGAATTGGAATACGCTGCTATTTTGAAGTTAAATGGCATTATGTGAGGGTTTTTTTCAAATAATATGTAAGCGCTAACATAAAAGTGCTAGCGATGAACCGCTGACTCAAAAACACCCTGACCCTGATAACTTTACATCCCCAGCGACGTTAATTCATGTGATCTTCTGCCAAGCACATGGATGTTAATAAGAATTTACCGACAGCGTGAAAACTCTAGGAGGTACCAAAATGGGCTTATTTGGTAAAGGAACCCCACTTGGACACGGAAAAAAGGAAGTCCAATACATAATTGATAATGGTCTTGAAAATCTAGACCCAAAAACGAAAGACTACATTATGGAACGTATCGCTTACGTCGAGAATTTCAAGAAAACTTCTTTTCCAACACTTAATGATCCAGGATTGCGGGCTGTTTTTAATGAATTGGACCTGCTTTCACACCAAAATTGGGTACTTATAAAGCAGAATGACGAAATCATCAAGCTGCTGAAACAACAAAATGGAGTGTCTAATGATGAAAAGGACGAATCTGATCGTTAATCTAGCATTTGTTGCTGTTATTGGCACAATTACACTAGGAACGATCGAAGCTCTGCCAAGCACAGGACCGACTGTAGCTCAGGCATCATGGAAAACTATGCGCCAAAAACAAAAAGCCAAGAAACTTGAACTTGGTGCTAGCAAGAAGCAAGTCATCAAGAAACTGGGCAAACCGGAGCGCGATGATAATCAAATGCTGACGTATCATGATTTCGTATTGTACTTTGAGAACGATAAGTTGGTGGGTAGTGACCTTCCAGAAATTCAAAAAAAGGTTAATAAGAAAATTGCTGTTGAAAATGCAAGAAAGAAACAGCTAAAGGGTCAAGCTCAATACTTTGGACGCCGTCCAGTCTACGATCTACAGAAAATGCCATCAGCATATAAGGCTGTACGTTCTGGCGATGAAATGTGGTACTTGTATAATCCTGGGGAAGGGCAACCTCTCTTGCTCCGCGTTGATGAACCTGGTGATATGACAACCGTATATGTATATAACAAAAAGAAAGAAAACGGTCGCGGTCGATTGCTCTACACTGGACGAACCATCTACCAGAAGAACGGTAACAATAATCAAAACTACTACTAAATTTACTGGAGGATAGAAATTATGAAAAAACTACTTAAATCCGTTGTATTTCTATGTGCGGTTCTAGGTTTAACTTTCGTTGCCGTTGGCTGTGGTCAAACTAAGCCAGACTATACTGCTAAGACTGCTGAATCAGCATTGAATGCTGGGAAAGATCTGGAAGGCAAAACAGTTAAGTTTAAAGTTACCGCATATGAGCCAGCCAGCTTATTCGGCTATAACATGGAAACCGGAAAACACCTCAACTTTGTTAGCCAAGATAATCCCAAAGTTAAAAAGGGGGACACAGTAACCGTCAAAGTTAAGAAAGTTACTTCCACAATGGGATCATTCATCATTACGTATTCTAATTTGCAAAAAAAATAAGCCCACTTCCTGCTTCAACCTGGAAGTGGGCTACTATATAAAGCCGGAAATTACTATGGAAATTTATTAAATAGTTTAAGAAGTCAAAAACTGCTTGATAAATAACTCATAACTTCTTCTGAATACATAGGCCTGGCCGCCGTGTTAAGGAGGAATTAGAATGAGTTTTGTAAGGAAGCGGCCGAAAGGCTACTATGGCGTGGCAGAATACCGGGATAGCAACGGTAAACGTCACCAAAAAGGAGCTGGAACGTTTAAGCTAAAGCGAGAAGCGTTAGCGGCGGCAGATAAGCTAGAGCGAGAACTGAATGGACTGAACACGGAATTAGCTAACCTATCCTTTGCTGAGTACTATCAGCGCTGGTATCGGCTATACAAAGAACATTCCGTTGAGCCAATTACACAGGTGCGTTATCGGACAGTGGAAAAATTAATTGCTGATTTTTTTGGTCAAAAGAAAATTACTGAGATCCACCGGTCTGATTATCAAGAATTCATTAATTGGTACGGTCATGACAAGGTCAAGGATACCGTTATAAAAGTTAATAGTGCCGTGAGACTGTGTGTAAATTCGGCAATTGATGATGATTTAATTATCAAAGATTTTACCCATAACGTACAGATCACCCACGATAAGCAGCGGCGCCCAAAAATTGAGTATTTGAATGAAAAGGAAATCCGGCAGCTCGAATCAGCGACTGCTAGCAAGCTGGATCATAATAATACTAGCCGCTACATGATTTTAACGGCCATCTTAACGGGAATGCGCAAAAGCGAAATTCAGGCCCTAACGTGGAAAGACATTGATTTTCTCCATGCCACTATCAGCATCACTAAATCGTGGGACGAACAAAAAAAGACCTTCAAACCCACTAAGACCGAATCCAGCATTCGGACAATAAAAGTCAATCGTCAGTTACTGGACTGGTTAGAAGATTTGAAGGTCAACGGGTCAACTTTGATTTTCATGAATAAACTAGGTACGATCCCAACTTCAACTGCACTAATTAAAGTGTTGCGCACTATTATGACTGATTGCGGTATTTCAAAGCAAGGTTTTCACTTTCACTCACTGCGCCATGTTCATGTGGCATATTTACTAGGCCAAGGGGTAGACGTCTACGCCATCAGTAAACGGCTAGGACATTCTGATATTACAATCACACTTAAAACTTATAGCTACTTGATAGATGAGTACAAAGCCAAGAACGATGATTTAATCATGCAAAAGTTAGCTCAGCTCTTGTAAGCTTTGTCCGCAAATTGTCCGTATTTTTACTGTAAAATGCGGTCTTATACTGTATAACTAAAAACAGGAATACTGATATACCAGCGTTTTTAACGCCTATCAACATTCCTGAACGTATAAAAAAAGGAGAGTACAGGATTTGAAAAAGGTTCATAACCATTGATATACCAATGATTA